TGCTACCACTAAGTGCTTGTCATGTATCACACCAAAAGCAGGGCCTGTAGTACCACTAACTGTAATTTCTTTTGCAAAGAATGTACGAGAAGTCAAACCTCCTGTTCCTGTCATTTGAAATAGGAAGGGTTCATTTACTCCATCACATATTACAAGTTCACCGTAGTCAGAAGTACCTTCGTACAAAGCAAAAGTACAACGTCCTTGAGAAGTTCTTGAGGCTACTGAACGGCCTGTAAAGGTTGAGTAGTTATCCCCAGAAGCATCTACGCTTGCTCTATTAATCTGAAGCCAAGTTTCTTCACCGTCTACACTAAAAAATATATCTGTTCCTGAACAAACAACAATGCCATCTGCGTATACTGCCATGCCCAGTACAGCGTTACTAGAGTTAGGCCGAGTATCACCAAAGGCTGTAAAGCCGTTTATACGCCTGTAGCCACCGTCAGGGTCTACCTCAAAGTTTCTTAGGCGTGTAGCAAATCCCGGCTGAGAAAGCATTTCTAGCTGGTTTAGGTTGACGTTTAATCCGCCTTTGCATGAGTAGCCCCATGGTTGAGACATTAGATATACCTCACACGATCATCTTTCATGTAACCGGGATCAGGAGACATCAGACGCAACTTCATAAGTTTTAAGCCACGCTTATAGTCTTCAAGGGCAAATGCAGCAGCCTGAGAGTTTTCTTTAAACTGATGCATAAAGTATCTAGCTCTTGCAATAAGAACAGTTCTATACACATCAGGAAATACTATTTCATCACCATGTAAAGATAGTTCTGTTGGAAGATCGTAAGCAAAGTAAATTACTTTGTATACTTTATCAGGTATAGGACTCAAGCCAAATGTTCTACCATCTGAGCTTCTAATAACCCGACTAGGTACTCCAAACTTTTGAGTATCTGCATCGTCAAGATTCTCACTAATGCGGTAGAAGTCTTTCCACTCTTCTATTGTAGTGTATCTAAGATTACGCGCTACAAAAGGAGCAGACTCTCCACTAACACCTACAGTGGTTAAGTAAAAGTTTTCAAACTCTACTGCGCCATAGTCTGTGGTTAAAGAAGAACTAGCTGGTTTTAATTCATACCAACGTGTACCTGCTACAGTTTCTAGAGACACATTACCAAATGTAGGATCAGTAGCTCCACTTTCAGCAGTTGCTAAAAAAGGCCACTTAGGCTCCTCTGTTACAATATCTAGATAAGCTCTATTGATAAGATCCTTAGCATGTTGCTGGACACCAATAGCATTAGCAAAAGTTGAAGAAGTCAAAGCAACCTCATTCAACTCTCGCAATAGCTCATTAGTTAACTGTAAAAAAGTAGTAGCCATTAGTTTTAGTTAGGCCCTGCTTTTGGCATTTCTTCGCTGTATTTTGGATTCACTACACCGCCACGCGCAGATGCTTTAGACCTCATCACACCGCCCTTAGCCATTCCTTTAGGTGGTGATTTTTTCTTTTTCGACATACCGCCATTAGCAATTTTACCTCTTTTCTTGGTAGCCATTTTGCTTTTCATGCCCATTTTACTCTTCATCATCTGTCTCCCTGTATAAGTTATCAAAAACTTGATTAACGTCTAAAGTATAATCTAAATCAGATTTACTGTAATGTGTCCACTGTGAGGGTCTAAAGTCTGGAGCGCCTTCACCTACCTCAAACCATGCAGGGTGCGTAACTCTGACTCGGTTGTTAGGAAGAGCTACTATATTCCCTGTCCACTCTCCAGCATCTAATAACTCAAGAACATGGCTTTGTTTATGTTGTGCAGGATCATCTGCTATTTCTGAGTCTGTGTAGTCTACTGTAAAATAATATTTAGCAGGATATAACTCACCGTCTATCTTGGCAAACCAAGGGCATGGTGTTGCTCTATCTAGCACATAAACTGCATGATCTCTAGAGCTACAGTCCCAAGGCTGTGCTGCCCATGTAGGCATAGGTGTAGGCCATTGTTCTAAAGGAGTATCTCCTACAAGACCTGTTATGGGCATCCTAGCCCACATAGCTCCTCCGTGTACATTTGGTTCATCTGTATCGTAAGTTTCGGCACCTGTAAAGATGACTTGGAAGCTTAAAGATCTACAAGGAATGCTAGTTACAGCTATTGCCATTGCATGTATAAACTCACCGTGATACTTTTGATGATTGTGTGTGTATTCTTTACGAACCCAGCATTTAAAATGCGGTATATTACTTTGCAGATAAGCCATAAGTCCTCGCTGTAATTATTAACGGTTTTTAGGTAGGCTCCTATTATACCCCGCCATCTTATTACATGCACTCTCCATTTCATAAATATTTGCAGAAACTTTGCCTCCAACATTGTAGCTATAACGTGGACTATTTCCTGCCATCATTTGTTGACGCATACTGCCCATCATATCTTCATCCATCTTAGACATTCCCATAGCAGCTTTTTTACGTTCCATACCGCCATACCTCATCATGCTTCTCCCTGTGTACATATTAGGCACATAACCTTTTTTTCTAGGGACTTTATTCATTAATCTTGCTCCATAGAAAAAGTTTTACTTTTAGCTCTAGCTGCCTCAAACTCTGTAGAATACTCTGTAGAATCTTTTTTAAAGATACGATCATAGTTATCTTTGTACTGCGAAAGATTCATTCCTTTGCGGAATCTACTATCTTTACTTACAATAGCTTTACGAAACATCATAGGGTTTTCATTAGAACCAACTTGAGGCATAATTAAATCTCCAGTAAAGGAAAGGGGCCACCAGAAGCAGCCCCATCCAGTTTAGTCAATGCCGTAGAAGGCAGACACAAGAGCTTCAGGGCGAAGTACCTGTGCGCCATATACGTGCAGACCACGAACAATATCACCAAAGCTATCTGGATCACGGATGACCTCAGTGCTGGTAATAGTTTGTGCAGTAGCTGTAGAAGAAATGTGACCAGCCAAGCATTGTCCGGCAGCGTTAGTCGTTGCAGCAATGTTGTTAGTCTTGTACATATCAAAGCCACGTAGCTTACCAGAGCTTACCAATCCATTGCGGATTGAGCCTTGGCCTGCGTTGTAGTCAACTGACAAGAGTTTAGAAGAACTCTGAACAAGTACTTCGTAGAACTCTGGATTAGCAAGGAACCAACGTCCTTCTTCTGGTACGTTTTGCTCATCAAGCAAACGAGCCATGCGAGAAAGAACATCAATAGGATCATGCTCACTGCCAGCAAAACCAATGTCCAAGTTACCAGTACCATCAAAGGTGCCAGCAGCAAGGTCAGTAGCGTTGTCAGAACCAAGAATGTGGTTAGGGCTAGAAGCCGACACACCAGCAATCATCTCAGCAATAACACCTGCGTCAAAAGCATCACGCAATGCGTAAGCTGCTGAAGAGGTTGCTACATCACGGAAGTTGACATGAGACATATTCGTTTCAATATCATCAACGATGAATTTGAAAGCGTTTGCAACGTCAACGATCAAAGTAAGCTCTTGATCGGTTAGTGCAGTCTTTGTAATGTCAGCGCCACGCTCGTAGTTGACAACTGTGATTTCAGGCTCTTTGATGATGCGAACACTGTCACCAAACGCAGAGATTTCTCCAGCATAGTCGGTGTTAGTGATTGCTTCAACTACAGAAGCCTTACGGAAAAAGTTTAGTACCTGCTTGGAATAAACTTTGGGTAGGAAAAACGAATTAGTTTGTCCTGATACGGAGTTACCAAAGTTACCATTGGTATCCGTAGATTGCTCAAAAAATTGATCTGATACATTAAAAGCCATGTTAATATACTCCTAGTAAAACATTTATTTTACTACTCTGCCCTCCGACATAGCTTGACGAATTTCATCTTCGTATTTATCAAACTGGTCAAGGGACATCGCAGCGATTTCCCGTTCAGTCCAGATCTTAGGCTGCTTTGCATCTATGGATGTTGTTTTTGTTGATACCATATCTGCTGCACTGCCACGTTGTTGTGGCTGCTGTTGTCTGGGCTGTTGTGTTTGAGACATGCCAGTTTCTAACTTGTACAAGTCAATAGCTTTAGATGCTAACGTCACATTATCAGGATTATTGTAAATCCAATCTTGTATCTGTTCAGGTTGCTCTTTAGCCCACTCATGGAACTGCTCATCTCCTCTGAGGTCTTCAAAGTCAGGATGACGTTGTTTAAGTGTGCTTTCAGCTTCTCTACGCAATACTTCAGCCTCGCGTTGTCGCATAGACTGTAGTTGTGCTTCAAGATCTGCTACCTGTCGTTGACTCTGCATATGTGCTACAGATTCAACAGTGTTATACAAGTCAGGATATTCCTGCTTAAAACTTTCTAACTCTTCTTCAGACTTAGGAGGTGCATAAGCTGGTTGTGCTGACTGAGCCATCGCAGTTAGTTCTTGTTCTCTCTGCTTAAACTCTGCAAGCTTATCATCATAATGTTTTTTTAAATCATCGTAACGCTTTTTATAGTTAGTTCTTTTACGAGGTTGAGCATCTTCTTCAGGGGCCTCTTCGGGGGTGGCCTGTTGTTGCTCTGGGTAAAATAATCCATCTGCGTCACCCATTTTAGGTTTATCAGGCGTATGCCAAGGCTTACGCGCATTATAAGGATTACTAACTTCTTCTTGTACTTCTGCCATTCTCAATCTCCTTCACGGGGCTTGTGTCTTGCAAGGTAGCCATTATTAACTCCGTCGAGTAAATGGGGCTTGTCTTACCAAGGTAGCCGTAAAATTATCGAAGGCTGGGCATCCTGTTGGCTCCCATCATAAGCTTCTCAATTTCTTCTTGAGTTTGACTCATAGGGTCTTCTTCATCCATCATTCCACCTTCAGCCATCATTACACCGCCATCATAGGCACGTTCAGCATCATCCATCATTCGCTGGAGATTCTCTGCACCAATCTGGTCGGTTGCTTTTTTGGTAAATACAAACTCACCGTCGCTTAAACGCGCAGGTATAGAGTCTGATACACCAGTTCCGGGGCCGTCTACTTCGCCAGCACCCGAAAATTCTGAAGCAGTTGCAATTACTTTATCTAAGATGTCTGATAAGCGATCATCGTCTTGTAACGCACCTGCTAAATACATTTGTTCTTCGTCGTTAAGGGATTCATCCATAACGTACTTAATATAATCTTCTTCCATTTCATCGTCTGGAAGTTGTGAGGCCAGTGCTTCATCCATTTCATCTTCTGGTATGTTTGAATAGGTATCTACTGGCATACCTTCTGGAGGCATCATCATGGAGCCACCTTCATTAAATACTCCACGGCCTTTTAGGACATCTGCCTGAGTAACCTTTCCATCGCCTGTAAGATCTGGAAACTTATCTTCTGCTGTTGATCCTTCTGCTAAAGGTTTTCTTTCAAATCTTTCAGCAGCCTCATTCATCTTACGCTGCATTTCTTCTTGTTCCATCTGCCTTACCATGGCTTCTATTTTATCGGGCGTAGGAGTTATATTACTAGCTTTTAAACGAGCCTCAGCATTTCTTTCTAACTGCATAAGTCTTTGACGCTCATTATTATCTGCTGCGGCTTTTTTAGCTGCTAAAGATGATTCAATTTCTTCTAGATCAACTTTCATATTCTTTCCTTTCTAAAGCCTCATCTACTTGAGCAGGTAAAGTTTCTAGCCTAGCCAGAAAATTCATCTTCCCCTGACTGCGGAACATTTCCTGTTCCGATGTTGCCGCCACCAGTACCTGTAACTCCAAGGTCTTGAGGTTGTTCAGGTATTCCTGCATCGCCTCCCATTTGGCCTTGTCCTTGGTCAGCG